AAAGTGCTGGTTAAAGCATTATTATAATTTGTTGAACCTGATAAAGCCATTACGCAAGATTTCTTCTGATTGAGTTTTCTATCTCTGGTAGTAAGCTATCTCTTACAAATTCTTGTGTACCAATAACATTACCCATAATATTTACAGTTACTCCAGTGCCGCCACCTGCATCACCAAAGTCTGGACTTGATAAAGGTGTGATGTCTACTCGTTCTCTACCACCAGCGTTATCTCCAACTTTAATAAATTGCTCTCCACCAGTAACAAAAGAACCACCACGAGCAAATGCTGGAGCTTGTTGTTTAGATATAGTTGCTATTTGTGCTGCAGATAATGCTAACATACCTCCAGTAAGTGCTTTTGCTCTAAATGATGCAGATGGATCAAATAAACTTGCTGCTAAACCTTGTTGCATCAACTTATTGATTGCCTGTGTTGTGTCAATAACAACTTGTGCTATAGACATAGCTTTCTGCATTTCAAATATTCTTCTTTGGTCTTTTGCAAATTTAGCACGAATATCATCTTCCATTGTTTGTCTTTGTTCTGTAGAAGCATTTCTAAATTTATCTGTTTTCTTTAATGCTTTTATTTCATTGTTAATTCTTTGGTCAAGATTTGCTTTTTGCATTGATATAATTTGGTCTAAAGAATTTCTGAATCCATTTACTAACTGGTCTTGAAACATTTCATCAAATTTCAAAGATTCTTCAAAAGCTCTTTCCATTGTTTCGAAGTCTACTTTTTCTGCCGCTTCTCCTGCTTCATCTGCAAATGTTTGTACCATTTGTATCAATCCATCTCCAGTTGGCATTCTAACAGATAGTTCTGGCATCATAGATGTATCCATAACTTTCATAGGATCTGCTAACATAGCCATACCATCAGCAAAAGAGTTTGTCATATCTCTATTGGCAAAAGCTAAATCTTCTGTTTTCCTAAATAAGGATTCTTCTGATTTAGCCAATTCATTTATTAGAGCTATTTCTTCCTGTAATCCGTTTTTAATATCTCTGGCTTGTGCAATTTCAATATCTTTTTGTTCTATTAAAGTTTTATTAAAAAATACATTACCATCTTTTAATTTTTGCAAATCTAATAAAAGTTTTAATTCTTCTTTTTGAGCTTCTGATAATTCTGCTTCTGCTGTAGCTAAATCTCTTGTAGGGTCTAAAGTATTTTTAAGAGTAAATATTCTTAATTTTAATCCATCTATAGTTTTTTCAAGTTCAGCAGTTGGAGCTTTTTCTATACCCAACGCTTTTTGAAGTTCTTCAATTCTTTCTATATCTGTTTTATTTACTTCTTTTAAAAAGTCTGCGAAAGTGCTAAAGAATCCAGATAACCCTTGAATTGCACCTCTAAAGTTAATCAAATCTCCAATACCTGCACTCATTCTTGTAACAGAGTCTGCTAAGTTTGACATCAAGCCACCCATTGTTTTAGATAGTGCGTCTGTAGCACCTGCAATACCAGATGATGGATCAAGCAATGTTTCTGTTAACACTTGTCTAAATTTAGGTAAACTAAGTTTTGATAAATCGTCTATACCTTTAAAATCACGGACTAATTGTAAAATACCTCTTTCTCTAAGAATATCTGCTGCACCTGCACCACCAGCGAATGCTCTACCAAGTGCTTGTGCTGCTTCCGTAGCAGTTACACCCATAAACGCTGCTAAGTCAGCAGTAGGTTTAATCATCTCTTCTGCGTTAGTACCAAACGCTTTTAACGCTGCACCAGCTTCAACAACATCTGTTAATGTAAATGGAGTAGTCGCTGCAACTTTATTAAAAGTTTCAAATGCTTCTGTACCTCTATCAACAGAGCCAAACATAGCATTAAGTCTTACTTGGACTGCTTCAAATTGCATTGATGTTTGAATAGCTTTTCTAAACCCTGCTATTAAAGCACCGAAAGTAAAAGTAAATAGCAAGAGAGTATTTCTTAACGCACCCATTTTTGCTTGAAGTCCAGCAGTAGCAACTCTCAATCTACCGAAACTACCAGTAGTTTTTTGTAATCTTTGTTGTAATAATTTATTTTTAAGATTTAATTGGTCAATCTGCTTTTGCATTTTGACAATCTGAACTCTGCTTTTAGATAATGCAACCTTATGCTTCTCATAAGATTGAATCATTTTCTGATTTATTTTTTGAGCTGCTTTGCTTTCTTTGTTAAGCTTATTTTGTTTTTCAGATAATTTATTCTGTGCTGTTGCCAACGCATTTAATGCTTGTCTTAATTTTTTAGCACCAGGTGAGGAAAACTTTAATTCTATTTCGTATCTTTTAGCCATCTTTAGTTTTTTTAAATTGTTCTGATTGGATATAATTTAACATTTTTTCTATAATATTGCACTTATCAATCCATTTTTTTGGGTGATTTCCGTATGATCCTTCATAGGGAGCAACATTCATCTTCTTAGAATAAGTATATCGTTGTATATCTCGTTGGTATTCTTTACTTATAAATAGATTAGGACAAGCAAAAAAAGGTAAATGTGACTTGATAGTTTGATGTAGTTCAAACTTCTTTTTTGATGTGGCGTTATGTTCTTCTAATTCTTCTTTTAAGAGATTGATAACGTACCATACATCGTCCATAGATGTAAAGGTGTGAACGCTGTTATTCTTTTTAAGAGGTAACTTAGCTTTATATGGAAAGGTAGAATATTTGCAACCCTCACACCAATCATCTATCAATATGTTTAATTCAAGTGAGAGGGATTCTATTCCCCCAAGCTATTGTATTCCTGAATAGCTAATTGTAATTCTACTCTATCTTCAATAGATAAAGATTTAATATATTTATCATCTGCTTTATCTACACCATTTCTAATCCATAGTGTACTTAATGCAAATTGATTTTTGATTACTGATTGTCCATCTACATTCTCAAATTGTATAGAATCCATACATTTATCAAATGAATCTACAGACATCTCTTTAAGGGTAGCTTTCTTGCCACTCTTAAGCGTTATTTTTTTAGACATTGATTATCCTTTATTTGTTTTATTGAATAGTAATACCAATCAAGTTACCTGATGTACCTGCAACTGCTTTTGTACTTACTGACAAAAACATTGCTTCTTCTTCGGAAAAAGATACATCTGTAAGGATCGCTTTTGGTATTGATAAATCTATATTTCTTGGAACATCTCCACTAACATCTGTTTTTGCAGTTAATGTATTAACTACTGTAGATGAGCCATCTTGTGATTCAAAAGAAGCAACCAATCCATCTGTATCAGCGTCATATTTAAGAACAGCGTCAAATGTAACAGCAACTTCTGGTAATGCTCTTGCAATAATCTGATAGTTACCGTTTTGGTCAAATCCCATAAATTGTGCATCATTTTCAACTACACAGCTAAATGATTTTAAGATAGGACTTGTTACACCTGCGATAACTATATCAGCATCTGTTGTAACAGCGTCATCTGCATAATCTGTTGTAAAGTAGTTTGTGTTAAAATGTGCAGTAGATGTAGGTGCTAAATTGCTTGTAAAACTTGGAATCATTCCTGTTTTGAAAGTACCAGACATTTTAATTCTTCCTGACTCTTCAGAAATGTCACCATTTAAAGTTAAAGAAGTTAAAACACAACCAGTGAACAACATAGAGTTGTTTGCTTCTGGTGATTGTACTAATACACTAAAAGTTCCAGTATCTGCATCTGATGTAGTATCTCCAACTTTAATATCTGTTGGATCATACGCTGCTTCAATAGCAAAAGTAGAAGCATCTTGAGTAATATTTTTTACTAATTTAGGTAAGACAGTAGCATCTGCTATTCCAGAAAAACTAATTTCTTTTACAGTTAATTTGTTTGATAGGAATACATCAACTTCTTTTAATGTTCTTCCTGCTCCGTGTCTAACATCTAACACTTGTTGTGGATTCAATGAAGGCATCTCGATTGAATCGATATTGATTAAAATATAATCTGCGTCTGTAGAACTCGCAGTTCCAACAGTTCCTTCGTTAGCAATAGCTAACTGAAATTCTTTTGGTGAATATGATGTACTAAGATTTGCCATTTTACTTTACCTCTTTTTTAATTTTTTGCTTTACTTCTTCTAAATAATCTTTTGCTAATTTAGGCACTTTTTTTAATTCTACGGACTTACCACTATTTAGTAAAGCCCAATCTGCATAGTCTAATTTTAGAAAACTTGGTTTTCTCGGCATTAAGCCATCTTTTAGTTTATATTTTTTTGCCATAATTAACTCCTTACAATATAAAAAAGTCCATCTGAAGTTACAAAGAATTTATCATTAGAGGTAATAAATCTTACAAACTGCTCGTGTGACTCCTCGTACAACACTGGAACAGTAATTCTTGACACATAAACATTATCTATTCCTGCATCTACATTATGCTCTACTTCAGGCATACCTGCATAAAAGTATGGTATATCTCCACCATTAGAGTTGTTAAACAATATGGTTTCTATCCTGGTAACATCTTTGTACATCTGGTCTAATGCCTTCTCATCATCTCTGTATGTTTTCAATATATAATCCATCTGTATATTGTAAACATTGATGTAGGACTTTGTTCTTTTTTCTACTAATTCTTGTGAGGTAGGATAAATGCGTAATGACTTTGTGCCAATGTCTTGATGTTGATTGTCAAAGTATATTGGCAATCCACCTTTAAACTCTGTGCGCAACTTATCACGCAATGGCGTCATAATCTTTTCATAAGTAATATTTTCGTATGTCAGTGCCATTATCGTACATTCCCTACGGTTATATCAAAGGTTGCTTTTCTGTATCCATTAAACTCTATGTCATCTGCATAATCTATTCCATTGATAGTACAACTAAACAATGGATCTAAATCTACCAGTGTGTAAAACAATTCTTCTATTCTCGAAACAGTGCTAAAAAACTTTTTAATGGTAATATCGTTGCGTTTTTGGTCTAACATAAAAAACTCTAAAGTAAGATTATAATTATTTGGCAATACTTGAAACATTGTATTTTGTGCATCAGAGTCAATACCTTTAATAATACAGAATTGATTACCTCTGTGTTGAAAATTTCTTGAACGAAAGATAGGTAGGGAAGTAAAGAACTCACTCTTTATTCCTTGTTGGATTGTTTCTTCTACATTTACTTTCCAAGCATTAGTAGATGCGACTGCCATTCTTACCTCGATAGAATTGTTTGAAATCTTTACGAGTCATTTTAACAGAACGCATAGAAGGATTATCTACCTCTTCATAGATTCCAGATACTTCTACTTCCCACTCATCATTCTGCGTTGCAGTAGATGCGTCTGATGAACCTTGAAATCTTACTTGTAAACCACCTACTAATTCTTGATAATCGCCATTAATAATTTCATCTTGTAATACTAAATTGTTTTTCAATCCATCGGTATCTTTTGCATACACAGAGTATTTAGCAGTTCCCATAGCACCAGCAGTAGTTACAATGACTTTCAATCTATCATAGCTACCATAGTAATTTCCTCTTGTGTCAACAATATTAAGACTTCCAGACACAGAGATTTTTCTAACAATACCTTTAGAAGCATCGCCAGTATTTTGGAAAGCAAGTTTAGCTCTACCTGCATTTAAATCTTCAATGTGCATTGTGGCTTCTTCAAACAATGCTTCTGCTATTTCGCTTGTTGGATCTTTCCCTTTGACTAAAAAGAACGCTGCAACTAAAGAAGTTAAGCGTCTAATAAGATAATCGTATGTACCATCTTTTAATAAAAATTGTTCTCTTGGAAGTGTAGCGTCTAATTTAGAGTCTACATAATCACTTGCGTCTTTCATTACTCTATTCTTCAGTGTAATAAAATCCTCTCCTGCTTCCATTAATAAATCATCAGGACTACTTGCGTCATTGTAATAATATACTGCATCTTCTGACTCTTCATAGT